TCCATTTGGATTATTTTCTTTAGGTGGTACTGTAGCAGCAATTCCATCAACTAAGGATAATTGATATACCAAATCAGCAACAATAATTGGTTGATTAATTTGCCACTTATCTATATCAAAAAAGTCCTTAATTTTTTCAATACATTTTAAAACAACTTCATGCTTATTAAATCCTTTAGCAGTTAAAATATTAAATGTAACACCTATGTTAATAACCCACGCATCTTTAATATTAATTGCATCAGTAACCATTCTATACTGTCCAAGATAAGTTTGAATATTTTCTTTAACTGCTTGATTAAGTCTAACCAATCTTTTAGTAGAATCATATCCAAGAACATATGCATTAAGAGCTAATGGATTTGGTATTCTTGTAGCACTAGCTGCTTTCTTAGCCAATAATTCTTCCTGATCTTTAGTTAATGGTTTCTCTAATACTCCTGATTTATTTACATTTCCACCCTTTACTTTTTCCATAACTGCATCTGTAGACGCTTCTAACTGTTGATCCTGTACAATATAAGCCTTAGCTATATTTCCGTACTTTGGTGGCATTGAATATATGCGAGTTATATAATCTTCTTTAGTTACTGCTCTTTGTTGAGCTTGAAAATAAGCAAGTGAATTTTCTTTCATCTCTTTTATACTCTCTGCACTTTGTCCACCAGTAGCAGGTACAACATTTGTAACTGCTACAGAATTTTTAGTTACTCCAACAGTAGCAGAATCGAGTGCACTATCATCAATCGTGAATGAAATATCTGATATATTTCTAACTTCACCTTGTGCTACATTATCCTCTGTACTACCACCGTAAGAATATATAACTGTTAATGTAGTATTTTGTGGTGCTTGTCCATAAGTCTTTGTATTCAGAAAGTTTGCTGGATCAAATGCTGTATCAAAATTGTTTACTCCTCCTGGAAGTGAAGATCCAATATTATCTGGATTTGGAACCAGTTCTTCATCAGGACTGTCTGAAATACCTGCACCAAACCTCAATTCAGACTTATCATCTCCATTTATAAATCTGGTAAATCTTCTAGCAACCTTTTTTAATTTTAATAAATAAGGTGAAGTATCATTATATTGAGATAACTCAGGATCAGTAGATGAATTATTCTCTGTTTCTGTAAATACTGTATCTTGTGCTAAAAATCCAACTTCATGCCAATCATTTCCATCACTATCCGTTACACTAATAATGTCCATAACATTTTTATTTGCAAGTGTTACCTTAGCATACTTAGTAGCTCCAAGAAAATCAAAATATTCTGTTGCCATCTTTCCACTTACAACTTTAGTACTCTTTTTAAGTAAATACTTAGTTGGTAATTGAGTACCATTATCTACTTCAAATATATCTGTAGTAACTTGATCGTATGAACTTGAAAATTTAAAGTTTACATCATCTAAAGTTCTAAATGTTATATTGTTTGTCTGTGAAGCTATCTGAGATCCAGCATTAATTGTTAGTGCATAATCCATATCTGGTCTCACACTATCCCCCGCTCCTATGGCTGGTACAGTTTGGAAAAAATCTACAGTTGTTGCAGATGGAGATGCTAATTTTGGTCTATATCCTAAAGATTGTACAATCTCATATACTGTTTTTTTCTCTTCGGCATATGCCAAAAGAGACTCTTTAAACTGTTGATCAATATAATAAGAAAGTACATCTCCAACATACGATGCCATCTCTATGAACATCATTCCAGGTGATGCTTCATTAAAGTCATTATATGTATTTGGGAAATATACTTTAGCATATTCAATAAGATTATTTCTAAAACTAGCAAAATCTCTATTTAAATATCTAACTTCTTTTTTTATATCTTTAGCTGACATTTATCTTCTCCTATCCCTGAGTACCTTCTACATTTAAGGTTAATTCTTCCAAAGCATCAGGTGTTAAGGTAGTACTAAATTCTACAGTTACATTAGCTAAATTTGGATTTGCTGTATCAAATATTGTTTCTACATTAGTAATAGTTATATACGGCAACCACATTTCAACTGCACTATTAATTGCATCTTCTATTGATGTCTTTATATCAGTATCCATTTGCTCAAACAAAACATGATGTAAATTTGATCCAAACTCAGGTTGTGATACTCTTTCACCTGGAATAGTTAAAAGTAAATTTTGTAAGTTACTTTTTGACTGTTCTTGTAAAGTTTTACTTTGATTGAAAAATCCAACCCCTTCATTTCTTCCTAAAGGGAAAGTTAAACCTATCCATACGTTTGGATTAATATCATTTTGTTTTGTATTGGGCATTTATTATACACCTTGTCTATTTTTAGTTATTTCCTCTGATTTCTGTAATACTTCTCTATAATCCTTTGTGAGTGCATTCATAAGATCTTCAGGAACTTCATCCACGTTTAAACCTTTTTCCTTAACTGTTTGAACTGCGGCGATATCTCGTTGTGTTTGTTCATCACCACCACCTACTAATTCATTCATTCTATTAGTATCAAATGTTTCTCCAGTCATTGTCGGATATTCTTCATATCCAACTGGTGCTTCCCCTTCACCCTGTGGAATTCCACCAACCGTTTCATTTAAAACCTTATTTAAAGATTCATTATTTGTATAGCGAACTTCTTCTCTAGGTTTCATTTTCTTTTTGGTTGTTACAACCTTCTTTGATTTAACTTTCGGAATAGCAGCTGAAAGTTTCATGGAAGAACTTTCATTAATAAATATCTTCTTAACTTCTTTTTTAACTTCTCTGCGTACTATTTCGGTTATTATATTAACCATTTCACTTTTTGTCATAATTGACTCCTTTTCTAATCTAAAACTTTATAACCAACAAACGGTACAGGAACTGGACCTGGAATAGCTCCTGAAACACCTATTAAATGCATATTAAATGCATTAACTAAATCATCTAAAAATTTATCTACTGAATCTCTTGGGTGGCTGGGTGGATATTCTATCCAAAATGGAGTTCCTACATTAGCCATAATAAGTGCTCCATTAGTTAATGGTGTTCCTGGTATCCAATAAGATAATAATCCTAACTTTAATTGTTGTCCTATTTTAAACATTTGTTTCTTTCCATTTAAATTAGCATCAAACGCTAACTTTAATGCACTAAATAAACCAGCCTTATTACCACCTGCATACATTCCACCAACTGCAGCTCCTAATGAACCTCCCGGCGGGCTAGCTGTCATAATTGCTAAATGATATTGATCAGCAATTAATTTAGCAGCATCTTCACCTTTCTTAAAGTTTGGCCAACTTGCTTTATATGTATCTTTAAATATCTTCCAACCCATAATATTATTCAGTAAAATTTCTTTCGCTTAAAATAGTACTTACCTTTTTCTTTAAACCTGAAAGTGCTGACATTACCGTACCACCCTTTGTAGGTGCAACATTTAATTTTGGAATCGGTCCAGCTGGTGTAGGTACATTATTTATACCATCAATAATATCAATAAGTTCATTTAATATCTCAACTAATACATTTCCCAAAACAACTGGCTCTTCTGCCGTTGGACTTCCTAAATAAATTTCAGGAGTTTCTAATACAATCTTTGTTGTAGCTATATTATAAATATCATTTGCACTATAACTAAATATATCTCCACCATTTTTCGAATTAAATAAAAGTCTATCAGAATTAAGTATAATTTGTTTACCATCAATAGTTGGTGTTAATTCACTTTCTACAGATACTTCTAATGGCACCTCTTGATCTGAAGTTATCCATAGAGAAGACCCATCTGCATTAATATCTTCTACAACTGGCTTATTTGGGTTTTCTTTTAAATCATCTACATCTGCAGTTTTACCAAATGCTTCAGCATCTGTAAGTTGTCCGGCTCTAATAAGTATATTTGGTTCTAAAGTATCTGGGTTAGACCCAAATCTTATAGATTGTCCAAGTCTTCCATTAAATATAACATCACCAAATGTAGGATATAGTTGTCTAATTAAAGGATTTGGTACAAATGGATCACCAACTGTAAATTCACCTGACGCAGCCTTATTTGGTGTACCAGTTAAACTTACTTCTTCTGCATCACTACCTGCTGAAGTATTAGCAACTGGCGTAAGTGAATCTTTTCCACCACTATAACCAGGATAACTATTACTATTAACAGAACCTAACATATTAACAGTTTGAGTATAATAATATCTACCAAGATACCTTCCAACTATAACGTATTCTCCAATAATAGGATATTGTTTAACGTTTGCATCTATTGGTTGTATCCAACCCAATCTATTTTCTGGTTGTTTATACTGACTATTAACCATTCTACCTTTAATAGCACCTATTAATGAAAAAGTTGGAGTTCCATCTGCCTCTAATGGTAAGTCTGCTTCATCAAATATTACATCAATAACTTCAGCAGCTTCTAATTCATAGAATTCTTGAGCTCCTAACTTTTGTTCTAACCCTGCTAATGAATTATGTATCTGAGTTAAGTTAGGTAAACCACCGTCAAATGGTTTAAACTCTTTTGATACTCCAGGTCTTGATTTATATGCCATATTAATTTATCTCTGGTACTTGTTTAGTCTCTATTTCTTGAGTTATGTCGTCTGAACGTTTTTGTAGATCACCTACAACATCATCTAAATCTTTAACTAATTGTTCTTTTTCTCTATCAGTCAATAAAAACTCACCTTCGGCTCCAGAACGACTTTCTGCAGCTATTAATCGTTGTACAACTTGAGCTAACTTAACAAGTTGTTCATCATTTTTAACATTTATTTCTAAATATTCTTTTATCATTGGAATAAGTTGAACTGCCATATCACCATCCTTTATAAAGCCCGCTACTTCCTTAACTAATACTGTTAGCTGTTCTTTATTAGTTTTTGAATTATCGTAAATATCTTCAAATAAAGATGATAAACTTTTTCCTT